ACATCGACGCTAGTAGATCCGCATCTTTTGCAACAAGCGATAAAATCACTTCCTGCTTTTCTTCGAAGAAGATTTCTTCTTTGGTGCTGCTACCAATTTCTTAGTATCAGCCCTTCCATCTGTGTAACGATAACGCACAGACTTTCCGTCTTTCTGGAATGTCTTTCCGTAATTGTAAGCCATCTAAAAGCACACTCCAGAGAGTTGTGCCAAAAGACGGTCACTCACACCAAGGAGGTGGAGAAGACCGAGACCGAGCAAGTACTCGATTCGATTGTTCTTCACATGGTTTAGAAGAGAAGCGGTAGTAACCGTCTTCTGGACAGCCTCGATTTCCGCTGCAGGTAAAGTCATTCAATTCATCTCCTGCATTGGTTCAGTCATGTAGCCTCGAGATTCCCCGGGCACCAAGTAGACAGTGAAAATGCACCCTAGCGTAGATACGACCTTGAGAAGTCCACAAGGAGCAACAAATCCGCTAATGCGATTGGTTTGGCTAACTGTAGTTGTGGTAAAGTCACTACGTGCCACGACTTCAGTCGTTGGTCCATTACCAAGTGCGCCAGGATAATTGGCGCCATCATAAGGCAGTTCGTTGTTACGATCGACTGCGTTAAGAACGATATCATCGTTACTCTGTCCGTCGTCGTGAAGTTCATTCAACCACGACGTGTTCACGGCCGGAGTATTTGGGTCAGGTGACTGAGGCCGACTACGTGAAAAAGCGTACCCGGCGATGATTGATTTCGCTGCAGCGTTACTAGTGCCAATCATCTTCACCAAATATTCGGTGGTATTACCAGGAACTCCACCGTCATTTGGAATAACGACTTGACTCGCCTCCCATTCTCCAAGTGCGAATGACGCCCCCACGTAATCCTGTGGAATCTTATTGGCTGCAAAACCAGCACTAACGTGGTTAGTGTCCATATGGATTTTGTAGTCGTTATATCGACCTTTGGTCTCCGAAGCTCCCATCTCTGCAAGAGCAAGATTTTGTTGCTCCATCCACTTCGACATTGTCTTTTCCCATGCCGCACCAACAACCCATGTTTCGGGTAGTTTGCTGACAGTAACAGTTCCTAATCCTCCAGTGGATTGAATCTTAATACCGGCGACAGCCCATTGTAGGCCTTGCCTGTAAAATCGTCGATTAAGGATCGAAGCGCATTGGCTGAGGTCAATGTAACCTTCCTCGTTTTCCGAGAAGGTGAATTCCATCGTCTTGACTGCTGGTTGAAGTCCGGGCATAGGATTGCCATTGACAGGTCAGTCAATAAGACTTCCCCCCGTAGCGCCCTACCCCCTCCGACTCTGGAACCACTCCGTATTCCGTGACCTCCAGCCCCGGATTCCATCTTCTCCGCCTTTCAACCGGAAGTGACGGTACAAAATCGTTGTCACTCTTTGTGTGTCAATCCGCACCTTTGAACATACAATCGTCAAAGCCGTCAGCAATGTTGCAGCAGCCCCATTTGCATCGGATCGTACCACCGGTTATTCGCATCTGCTCCCCAGGAGGGAGAATATCAGCTGCTCTCATCTTTCTACAACATTTGCGTTGACACTTGATCCTAGATCGCATCTTGTTCGAACATGGTGGTTTCATACCAACCACTCCTCAACTTGCATCTTCTTGCTGTAGAATGCGTTGCGAGTGCACGTCATGCACTTCGGTCTTGTTTTGCCTTGACGGCAATCGACAGTAACATCATAGCATCTGGGGCATCTATACAACTTCCAGATGGCTTTCATCGCCAACACCCACAGTACGTGTACCCGCATCTAATGCATGCGTTCGACGTCCGTGTGATAATCAAGATTGGCTGCAGTTCTCCTCTAACCATACCATGTGGTAGGATTTTCGGTTTAAAATCGTTGTCAAAGTTCGACACCGAATAATCGCTGGTTTGCCACCAGATCATATACATCATATGCAAGCATAGCCCATCCGAGTCCTGGCACTAAACGAGCACCGACACGTCCGGCAACTCTGGCCCCAGTTTTGAGTCCGAGTTTCTTGCCTGCTTTACTGCCCAACTGATATGCTGGGCTCGAGGCAATCTGAAATGCACGTCGGTCCTTCATAGCTGTCCGGAGCCCGACCTTCATCGGGTCTAACCCCTTGTACGCATACGACATAATGTGGGGTTTTCCCATTGACGTCAGGTACAATGGACCTGCAACGTGAGCAACGAAGTTGCCCATCTGTATTCCCAAATGAGCCAAAGGCGCATTTCCTTCATCACCAAAACCATGTTTCTTCATATGGTCATACGACCACTGTGCCCAGGGTGTTGTTATCGGTGAAACTATCATTCCACCCACTCCTCGTCACATTTCAAACAAATAACGTGGACAACGTCTTCTTGAACAGTGAAGACATCGACGCTAGTAGATCCGCATCTTTTGCAACAAGCGATAAAATCACTTCCTGCTTTTCTTCGAAGAAGATTTCTTCTTTGGTGCTGCTACCAATTTCTTAGTATCAGCCCTTCCATCT